CCAACTGCATCTCGTTGTTCTTTTGTTAGAGGATAGAAATTTTTACCTAACTGTGGTTTAACTTCATTAAACTTTTTATCAGATGGGAATACAACAGACAATTCTTGTCTGAACGCATTCTGTTCTGGCTCTGGCATTGAATTATATTGTTTAGCGAATTCAGCAAATGATAACTCTTGCTCTTTTGAAGGTGGATTATTTGCAGAGTTTAGTAATGCCTTCTTGAATTGTGGCGTTTGCGCGGTTTGAGCTATTGCTCTTACAGCTTGGGATTGTTGCTCCATACTTGGCGCGGCGGCTTGTGCTGGCTGATTTTGAGTAGGCATCTGGCCCTCTATTGGCCCTTCACCTAAAGGGTTGACAAAATCTATAGTATCAGGTGGTTGGTCTTGCTGTCCGCCAACAAAATAAACATCTGAAGAATCTGTCATTGTAGGCGTTGGTGCGTTTGGATTAGATGTTCCTAGTGCTGCTGCTGCCCTTTCTCTTGGAGTGAAAATACTCCTGTCGTCACTACCACCGCCGCCACTATAGCGACTCGTGTATGCTTCTACTTGAGTATTCCTAGCATAGTCATTAGCCGCTACTTCAATCATTTTAGTTCCTGCGTCTAGTGCAGGAAGGATATATGGATTCTTCAGCGTAGCTGGGTTTGTGAGGAATGGCATCAGCTTGGAATATGCTAGTCCAGAATCGCCTTTATTAGCGAGAATCATAGCATCCTGCATACTCTGCTGGAACATGGGTAGCATCTCTTGCGCTTGCTTCTGTTGCTGACGATCAACTAATACTTTGGTAACATTGTCTCCAATTTTAGCCAAAGAATCTGCCACCCAATCCGTTGATTTGGATGCTCGCTCCGTTCCTGTCATTATGAGTTCTGCGATAGACATAATATTTTACCTATAAATTTGTGATGCTGGGTCGTAGGTTCTTCCTGTTGCTTGCGCTCTTGGGACATATCCCATTCCTTGAACTTGACTAATACTTCCAGCGTATGGAGCCGCTTGTTGTGCCGCAGCCGATGAACCATAAGTTGTTCCGCCTGCGCCAGCCGCCCCCATCTGACCATAGACGCTACTCATTCCAGATAAAGCACCAGAGGTAGCCTTACCAATGTCAGAGACACCTTGGCCGACTGCTTGCTGGGCAGCATAGCTTGCGGCGATGTTTTCTTTATTCGCTCCGTAAATTTGCGTAGCCAATCCAGATTGAGCATTGTAGATATTTGCGAACATATCACCTGTCATTTTAGCTTTCTGCAATCCGACTTCTGCCGCCGCTGATTGGAATCCAAGTTGAACCCTACCTACATCAAGCGGGTCTGCTGTAAATGCTTTTGCTAATTGCTGCCAGTTTTGTGCTGTTCCTTGAACGGATGGCATTGCGGCGAGTCCTCGGCCTTGAATATCAAGTGAGGTCAGTCCAAGGTTACGCGCCATCTGACCTTGCGCTGCTTGGAATCCACCAGTTCTTCCCGCTGTTGCTGGGTTGAATCCCGCTCCTGCACTCTCGGCAACATTCCGTGTGATCTGGTCTTTGACATCTTGGGGTATATCTCCACGAAGGTAGCTAGAAACAACATCCATCGCTTGCCCGATTTGACCTTGAGCTTGTTGGCGTTGTTGTGCCGCTCCGGGCTGGAATGTCTCAAGTTGCTGACGATAGTAATTAGAAATCTGACCAGCATCGCCGATCATCGCTCCAAGGTTATACTCTGGAGCCTTAACTTCACTAATCATTCCTTGGACTTGTTGCTGTCCTTTTTCAAATCCTTTTACAGCTTTCCTTTGTTGCTTTTTAAATGCTGCTGCCGCCGCACCTTGACCCTTCTTCGCCCTATCCGCTGCTGACATGGAGATAGCCGCTGATCCAGCCGCCGCTCCTACCGCAACAACACCAGCAGCAATAGCAAATCCGCTGGAGTGAAACATCTGTGGATGTTTGTTGTTGCCTAGCGGGTCTGGTAAAAGAAATCTCATTTGATTAGATCGGTTCGGTTATGACGCCACTTCTGCACCCTTGGGTCTTCCTTGGCGATGTGGGGATTAAAGTCTCTAGAAGTGATTGTGTCAATAATTTCGTCTGGATCAGTTAAGTCTGTGACATGGCAGGTAGTCCAGATTGTGTCTCTATGGGTGTAGAGCATTCGCCTAGTTCCTGCTTCTGTAATGCCCGTGTAGCCTGTTTTGTAACGATGGGCGGGGATACCATGATACCAGACAGTCACATCACCCTTCATTACGAAGAAGGGATGGGTAGTCAGATGGAGAAGAGTAGTGAGGATCGTATCCTTCGGCATATAGATTTCCCGAATATACATTCCCGGAGTAAACTTGTGAACCAGCGGACATTCCCTTGGAGGGAGTTTCAGAATCTCCAAGTCCATTAGATTAAGCTCGTAGTCTGGATCACCATATCCAACGACATTCCTTGCATCAATCTTATCTGGGATTGTCAACGTCATCTTGAAAGGAAGTAGTCGTTTGGTGAGGGAGAGAGTAGATCAGACCCGATTAGGTTATCTGCTCTGCTATAGTTAGCGAACCGAATTGGAGCAGCAGTTGGTATCTCTACATTTGACATTTCCTTCTCTTGCTCTTGCACAGCAAGGGATAGGTTACTCAAGAACTCCTGCGCCTTGCGATTCTCCCGCGAGTTCAATGCCAATACAGCATAGATCATCGCATCAGGAATAAACTCAACTAATTCCTTTGGATCGGTCAAATCAAAGTATTTCTTCGATGCGTAAAGCGTAATACACTCGCAGGTCTTGGGTGCTTTGAATCTACGGAAGGTTGGATTAGCATCGTTCGGTTGATAGATTGCTATCAGCGTCTTTGCTTCCAATGCGGTATCGTAGGCATACACCCGAATCCTACCTTTGGTAATCGGCTTACTGACTCCGCGAATCCCCTTCACAAGGAGATCAGACTTTGCCAGCGTTGGAGGATTGGCAGTAGCTACCTTAACCTTGTGGTAGGTGTCATACTGGTCTTGCGCTTCAAACATCAACTCTACGCCGATGTCTTCAGTTTCCTCGGCCATTACTCCGATTTGGTAGGGATGCGTAGTATAATCACGGAAGAGGACATGGAGTCCTCCTACCTCTACGATCCCTCTATGGCATGAGTGATCCGCATGGAGAGCAAAAGCGTTGGTAGCATTGAACCATTCGTCTGCAAGAGACGCAGATTCATTCCCGATCCAAGCAAGTTTGATTTGCTCATATCGGGCTGGAAGCGTGAAGCAATCGTTCACGCAGCAAATCTGGACATACTCTTCTTGAGTAGTCCATGCTCGCTTATTCCATAGCAGTCGCCTTGCTTGGTTTACGGCTTTAACTCCGCGCTCGTATGAACAAGTGCCAGAGTCGCCGACGAAACCCTTCACAAGCTCTACCATCTCTTCGAGGGTATCAGCCATAGGGATTATCGTTTCCGATAATTATTTACCGCCAACTGGCTTGCCAGATTTTGGAAGCGGTGCGCTGGAGTATGGGTTCTTGCCAGTGTTAGGTGGGTTCATGTTGCCCATGCCTTCACGGATCATGCCGCGAGTTGGTGCGCCGCCCGAAACTAACTTGGGTTCTGTTCCTTTTAGTGGTGTCATATGTTTAGTTTTTCTTTGTGATGGCTTATGGTGTCGAAGAATGAACTGCCATCCAGTTCAAGCTCGTAATTTCTGCGATGTTGTTATCAACGCGAATTGTAAATCCTGATGCGTTTTGGGAAATAATTGTGTAAAGAGGAGTTGATGCTGGAGTTCCAGAACCATAGATAGGAGTCAACGAAATCCCATAAACAGCAGATGGAAGAGGAGAGCTAAAGGTAATACCGATAGATGTTGTGTCTCCAGCCGCAATTCCAGTTTGCGTTCCGTAACGAACTTTAACAGTTGGAATTGTAGCAACAGTTGTTTCCAATGTATCGACTCGCGTATCAAGTGCAGAAATCTGATTCTGCTGGTCAGCAAGGTCTTCGTTGATTTGAGCAATCTGCGCTGGAGTTACATCGCCAAGACCCGGAACATTGATAGTTCCGTTAGTCAGAACTTCATCAATGAATACTTGGAAGACATTCTGCCAGTTACCAGTTGGACAAAAATCATCTGGAACATTTGGAAATGTAAGTGCTGGCGATGAAGACTGATTGTCCATAAATTAGTTCACGATATTGTAGTTCCAATATTTCTCTTGGCAACACAAAAATGGTTCGCACTCTTGATTTTCTTCTGGGCAGTCACCAACCGAAGAGTCATCGTTGTTCTTGATGTTTGCCATCAACCTTACTCGGTCAACTGTAGCTGCTCCGGTTAGGTTGATTCTGATTTGGAATTCTGATCCTTCCACCGCTGGGATGCCTGCCAAGTCATTGCACTCGCTTGGGTCAGGCGTGTTGAACTTGTAGCGTTTGTAGCGATTACCTCCCCGTTGTGGAAAGCATTCAGTTACTTTTGGAGAGCATGGATCACACCCAAATGTCGTAGGAACTTTCAGTTCTGACCAACATGGATTACTATCTGCGCGGAACTCGGCTGAACTATTCACTTCACCCTTAATCTCACTCATCCACATTTCTCCACCAGTAATCTTTTTGCGGAGGAACTTGTTTGTAGCCCCGCTTCGGTTGAAGTCATACCTGCCAGTTGTGAAGAAGGATTCAATCTGCCTAGTTCCATTCGGGCCGTAGTCATCGCCTTGGGCTATGGTGAATTCGTATAGGCGGTTCTTGTTATCTTTGTCGAACGAAAACCCAAATCCGCGTTTCTCGCCTTGGATCAATGCAGTCAGGAGTTGAGTTGGTCTGATGCCTGTCCAGATACCATTCCAACGGAATGATAGTTGTGCGTCCGGTGCAGGAGTTGATGATTGGTCAAGGTCGAGAACTACCATTCCACGATGATACCTGTTCAGTCCCTCTACGCCTTCTGCTCGGTAAGTCTGTGGCGAGACAGTATTGATGAGGTAGTTGTTGAAGAAGATAGTAGAAGCGAATTGCTTCATCCACGGGGTATCATTTGATACCCACTTGTTCACGTCTCTCGATAGTTTGCGGAGGGAGAAGTATCTATTGAACTCGGACTGGGTATTGGAATAGAACGCCCAGCCATCGTGCGAGCGGAACCAAAGCTCACTATTAACTAGAGCTAGATACGGGCTAGTGCATCCGCGCCCAAGGAGTGAGATGCGCTGGATGTTTGATGTGTTCCACTGTGACCTTGGTAGAGAGACATCCATTGAGAATGCTCCGTTTCCTGTAAGGACTACTAGCTGACCTTGGCCGCGAAGGTTGTATCCAAGCTCTGGCATCGCCTTCATCCCTGTGATATTCCCCATCATGGCTGGAGTCGAGAACGCCCCGCCCTCTGCCCAGTATCCTATCTCCGTGAAGTTTTCGGTATTCTTGGTATCGGTGAACCCGCCACCATAGATGATGTCAGAAGCGTAGATTTGGTTGAACCTGTCAGAAACAAAGACTCGCCCGAAGGCATACTCCATGATTGTTCCAATCGGCATCTTTGCCAAGTATGGGTTCAGTCGGTAGGCAGGCAGTTTAACTGTGCCTGTCCCAGTTCCCCTTTGAGTGTCTGTGATTACTGCTGTGAACTTGACTCCAACTGTATTGGATGGTGCGCCGATCAAAGTAAAGTTTGTAGTTCCGACCGATACAATCTCACAATAGTCTCCGTTTTGGATTTCGCTTGCAGTCAATGTTCCTAATACTCCGTCCCATGCGATTGCATTCTGGTAGCCGTTTTGGATATACGCTCGATCTTCAGCTTGCACGAACCATGTGTGCATCATACCCGGATCGTTGCCTTCGATGATCTTGTAGGCAAATGCTCGGTTGTTTACCATCTTCAGAAAGTAAATAACCCCAGATACAGATAGCAGGATACCATCGTTTGTTCTCAAGTTGGTCGAGCGATATGGATACGCACCTTGAAAGTTACCATTCTGAATATCGTTAACGATAGTCTCGGCTTCTCCATCTCCAGCGATAATCGGGATGTTCCGAATGCTTGGCCTTGTCCTATTGATGCCGCCTCGGAATGTCCTATTTACCGACTCTGATACTACAGACTCTGGTAAATACGATGGGTGAGTATCTGCGTCTTGCGCGATGATACTCGTGAATCCATCAAAGACTGATCCTTCGGCTGGCATTATACAACAATACGAAGTTCACCAGTAGAGGTTTTGTAAACGCTATTTGGAATAAGTCCGCCTGCAATAGCCGCAGCATTATTGGCATAAGTTGAAATATTTCCAATTACAATTGATTTAGATGTTGCTGGTTGTATGTTAATATTTCCATATGATGCGATAAGTCCATTTGTTCCATCTGTTGTTAAACGCAAATCATAATCATCTATAGTTGGGTTTTTGATGTCAATATATGCAAGTCCTGAAGTGCTGCCTACTTCAATACTTTCAAAACCTCCTACTGCGCCTACAATATTTCCGCTTGATTTAATGTTGCCAACAACATCAAGTTTTTCAGTAGGAGCTGCAATTCCAATTCCTGCGTTTCCATTTGAGTCAATAACAAATGGACTTGAATCGGGATTAGTTGAATCTTCAACTTTAAGCGCATTCCCAGTTCCTGTTTGCGTAATACGCACAGCATCAGATGATGAATTTGCACTAAATGCTGCGGATGCTCCAGTAACCGCTCCGGTTGCTGTAACGCTCGCTGCATTTATCGCTCCAGTAGTAGTCAATGGCTGGCTACCAAGATCAACTGGGCCAGATTGAAGAACGCTATTGAGTGTAGCAAACTCCACAAGACCTGTAGAATCTTTTCTCAATACAGTTCCGCTCGCCCCGTTAGTCCAAGTCAGATTACCAGCACCATCAGTTTTCAAGACCTGTTGTGCAACTGGACTTTGAATCGTCTTTTGGCAAGCAGCAGAGTCTTCCACTACCAATCGCTTACCATTGGCAGTTGTTTCGAGTGGTTCACACAACAACGGAAAGTTCGTGTCGCATGGTGGGCATGGTGTGCAGTAACTCATAGTATTAGCAATCTACTGCG